CAATAATATGGGATACGACCTGCAGATCGTGCCGCAACAGGACGGCGAATCGTGATCCCGCATGACGTCACGATAGTCATTTCAGCACTGATTGATGCCGGTGGTGCGTGCGACGAAACGGTACTCGAGAAGCAAGTCGCATCACGTTTAGTATGCAGTTATGCCGCATGTGGGAGATACCTACTTGACAAGGGTTTAGCGACAAATCAGCTTAATGAAGCTGGTGACGCTTATAGCATTATAGCTCTCACAAACCCCCATAAATATAAATCAAATAGAGTTGATAAAGCTTCTGCATTGAGAGTGCTTCATGAAGCTGTCGATCAACGTAATTTCAATTCAGCTTACCAAGCAGTCGTTGCTGGTAAAACCGCTCGCGCTGATCCTTTACAACGCTTCGTGGCGAAGATGTCGCCAATCGATCAATCTGATTTTTGGAAGGAGTTCATGCAGCTTAATGAAGCACAGCAGGACGCTTACCGCACCAGAGTTGCACGACTTGCTTATCGAAGCCGCTGAGACTGACCGGCGACTGCCGTCAGCTCTCAGACGCACTCCCGGTGCCTACTGGCCCGAGACCGTGCCGGACTGGATGTCATATGCCAGTGAAACAACACGCACACGACTGGCTCGCGCAACAGCAGAGCAGATCAGCGACTATGACTTTGTGCATGACGTGGTTCTCAACGTACCGTCCGTTGAAGACAGACAGCTCCTTTGGGCCGTTGCGACCAGTGCTGCATATCGACAGCGTGGACCTGCTTGGAGCAAGATTGCACGCATACGTCACACCGATCGGCGGCGTGTGAAGAACGTCTATGAAGCCGTATTGATCGACGCTGTTATGAGTTGGAACGATGCAGTCGCGGCGTAGTTCAGCCATTGAAGCTGCTACAAATGTCGTATGCGGGATTTGCATTGCATGGGCTGTGACGTTCGCTGTGTTTCCGCTGTTCGACTATGAGCCGACAGTGGAGAAAAGCCTTTATATCAGCGTGATATTTACTGCTGTGAGCCTGCTGCGGAGCTATGTGCTGCGACGTGTGTTCAACTGGATTGATCACCGCAAGCGTTATGTGCGCTGAGATAAGTGTACGTTTTTTTGACCCAGTGAACCGAAACACTGGCATGAATTATTAGAATAGTCCGTTGGACTATTTATTCTTCTCTTCATGGAAGACCTCCCTGTTAACTTCCCGGCAGTGTTTCTCTCCTCGCTGCCGGGTTTCTTTTGGATAGCATGATGGTGTGGACGATCCTGATCGCTCTATTCTGGTTCAACCCTGTAGACACTGACTCGATGTATTTTGCCATCAGCAAGCTTGACGGTAAGCCGCTGACGTTTCAGTCGAGCGCAGAGTGTTACGATCATATCGATCAGAACGCACCTGAACTGAAGACATTTATAGAAGCTTATTACAACGGCAAAGCAACGGTTGGTGAGTATCACTGCGTGATTAAATGACATGGCCGGACGATTAAACAAAAAGAAGATGCACGCTGTCTGCGATGAGCTGGCCAAAGGTAAGTCATTGCGATCCATCTGCGAGAACAACGACAAGATGCCGGCTTGGTCTACAGTGCTGCAGGCGGTCCAACGCAGTGAAGAGCTCTATGAGATGTACAGCCGCGCTAGGGCGATCGGAGCTGAAGTGCTGGCAGACGAGATGCATGACTTAGCTGCATCACCGCTGCCGCCAGACTTAGATCCGCGACTAGCGAATGCCGAGGTGCAACGACGCCGCGTTGAGATCGATACGAAGAAGTGGACGTTTGCGAAGATGCAGCCTCGAGGCGTGCGGCATAAGAAGGAAGACGTCGAGCAACAGAGCGGACCTGTCATGCTGGTGTGGGGTAACGATGCGGTTGATCAGCAGCCGGACGCTGAGGTGCAGCAGAGCGCAGAGATTGTGAAGCTGGTTACGGATGAGGGTGATACGACGGGTTAACGCTACGCTCTGGGAGCGTAGCTTTACGCGCGCGATGTTCTTGCTCTGTTCCTTTTAGAAAGCGACCCCCAAAGCTGGAGGTCAGCAGCTCGATGCAACCCCTATGCAATATTTCCGGCTAAGTAATTGAAATGATTGGGGTGACCGTCAGGTTGATGACCTGACTGACTGACTCGATTTTCCTGCAGCACCCCCCCACCCCCCCGCCAGATCGGGGCGCGGTCAGCGAAACCATAATACGTCCACAACTGAGGCTCATCGTGCCTAAGTCATCGCCCCGTCCTATACGCATCAAAAAAAAGACGAACATCGGCAACTCGGTGCGATCGCGTCGTACACGTCGCGGCGTCACCCGCAAGAAGTATCGAGGTCAAGGTAAGTGAAATCACCTGCATGGACACGCAAGGCTGGCAAGAACCCTAAAGGCGGTCTTAATGAGGCTGGCAGGCGATCGGCTAAGGCGCAGGGCATGAACCTGAAGCGTCCGGTAAAGTCCGGCGATAATCCTCGCCGTGCGTCCTTTCTGGCACGCATGGGCGCTAGTAAGGGTCCAGACTACAAGGACGGCAAGCCAACGAGGAAACTGCTGGCATTGCGTGCTTGGGGTGCGTCCAGCTCGGCTGATGCTAGGAGCAAGGCGCGGAACATATCTAAACGGAATAAAGCGAAAGGGTAGATTGATGCCAAGTCATTACGGCAAAAATGGTCAAAAGCCAAAGCGTCAGGAGATCTCACTTCTGAAGAGATACATCAAAATGGTCGATCCTGACTCAGTTGTTCGCGAAGGCGAATTGATGTCACATCCTGCAGCCAGTGAGTTTCTGAAAAGGCTGCGCAAAAGCAAAGACCCCGACTCGGTAGTCAGGGAAGGTGAGATGCAACCGAAGAGAAAGCGACGCTGATGCCTTATTCAAAATATAGTTCAAAGCAAAAAAAGCTTGCCGCCACGGCACCGCCTCGCAAAAAGATCACCGGCGCGGACTTCAAAAGCATGAAGAAGAAAAAGAAGTCCATGATGTCCAAGTATGGCTAAGAAGAGTCGCGTCAATGAGGCCGGCAACTATACGAAAGCCGGTATGCGTAAGCGTCTCTATAAGTCTATTTTAGGTCGCGCCACACACGGCACCGCGGCTGGCAAGTGGTCGGCACGCAAGGCGCAGCTCTTGGCGAAAGAGTATAAGAAGCGCGGCGGCGGATATCGCAACTGATGAAAGCATCGCAATCCAGCCTCAAGCGATGGGGTGATCAGAAATGGCGCACGAAGTCTGGCAAGAAGTCTAGCGAGACCGGCGAGCGTTATCTGCCCGAGGCTGCGATCGAATCATTGTCGCCGGCAGAGTATGCCGCGACCACTGCTGCCAAGCGTCGCGATAAGAAAAAAGGCAAACAGTTTAGCAAGCAACCCAAATCAATCATGCGAAAGACCCGGCGTTTCAGATGACTTACACCGCTTATTGCGTGCCTGACCCAAACGGCAAGGTGGCGCTGTGTATTATGTTGGATGGTTTTGACACCAGCGAGGCCGCTGAGTGGTTCCTCGAGCAGTTGATGTCACCCTATGAGGGCTGGTCTAGCGCGAAAGAAGAAGGCGCGACCATACATTGAAGACCATACAGATAGAGTACACGCCGCGACCGTTGCAGGTTGAGCTGCACCACATGATCGACAAAAACCGTTTTAATGTGCTGGTCATGCACAGACGTTTCGGTAAGACGGTCTGCGCCATCAATCACCTACTGAAGCGCGCGATCGAGGAACGAAAGCCTAACCCCAGGCTGGCTTATATTGCGCCAACATACAGACAGGCAAAGAACGTCGCCTGGGATTACCTCAAGCAGTTCAGTTCCAAGATACCCGGCACCAGGTATCATGAGACAGAGCTGCGATGCGATCTGCCTAACGGTGCACGCATAAGTCTGCTCGGATCAGAAAATCCCTCAAGTCTGAGAGGAATTTATCTTGATCTGGCCGTGATGGACGAAGTGGCAGATATGCCAGAAAGCATATTTCCTGAGGTCATCAGGCCGGCACTGTCAGACAGAAAAGGCTCGGCTTGTTTCATAGGTACGCCGCAAGGCCATAATTATTTTTATGATCTATGGGAGGCTGCTGCCGGCACCGATGGATGGGCGCGCAAAATGTACAGGGCGTCTGAGACCGGTCTGTTGGATGATGAAGAGCTCGCCGCTGCGCGAGCGACCATGACAGAGGATCAGTACAATCAAGAGTTTGAATGTTCGTGGGTAGCGAACGTCCCTGGCTCAGTATACGGCAAGGAGCTCCAAGAGGCCGATGACGCCGGCAGGATCACCAGTGTGCCTTATCTTAGGGACCACAAGGTTAATACCCATTGGGACATCGGGATGCACGACTATACGGCAATCTGGTTTACGCAGACGCTGCCGGGTGGTCGCGTCAATTGTATCGACGGTCCTCACGACTTGGAAGTTCGTGAGATGGGAACTGGTAAAAGCCGTCGCGAAGCTGCTTACAATCTTGGCCTCAATTTTCGGGTGGTGCCAAGGCTTCCTGTTGAAGATGGCATCCACGCTGCGCGGCTCTTGATCCCGCGCTGCTACTTCGATCGCGATAACTGCCGCGATGGCCTCGAGGCATTGAGACATTATCACCGCGCATACAATGAGCGCACACGTCAATTCAGAGACCAACCGGTCCACGACTGGTCAAGCCA